TAAGAGCACAACTATCTCGGGTTCAGAGGGAAAACAAACCTTTGACTTGGTCAATGCTCGTTCTGTGTGCGGCGCCTTCCTGTCTGTGGCCATTTCTCAGGCTAAGACGGTCAACGCGCACACAGAGAAGGGACGAGAGAACCTGCTTCGGGAAATCCGTTCGTATCTAGATGCTCAAGTGGCAATGCACTGCATCTCGGAAACTGAACGTTCTGAGTTTCTCGAAGTTAAGGTCCCCCGGTATGATCGCTATTCCGACGCTATTCGCTTAGAGGTTAAGCAAATGACGAAGGAGGGCGGTCAGTGGAAGGAATTGGGGGGGGCGTACAAGGAAGAACGAAAAGCAGCCAAAACCGCTTGGTCCCGTGAAGGGAAAAAGCAAAATGCTTTCGTGCCCCCTGTCAAATCGGAGGAGTTAGTGGAACTGGAAAAGAAAATCGCGGATTTGCGAGCTCTTCTGGAACCTAACGCGCTTGAGTCGGCCGTGGTGGCTGAGGCTCATGACTTCTTCGATCGGTACTGTGACCTGCGGAGTATTTTTATCTCCGAGGAGTTTACAGGCGAGTACCGTGAGCGCGTCCGTTTGCGTTTCGAGCTACTCTCATTCTTCGGTTTGACCGTCGATCAGCTGAAGTACTCGACCAATTACGCGAACAACTATATACTGGGGCTCAAGAATCCTAGCGGCGAACTGAACGTTCCTGACCGCAAGAAGGGTTGTTTGTCTGGCCTTGCTCTTTGGGACCCTGCACTTCGTAATGCCATCCGCCGCTGGGCTAATAAGCCGGGGCACCGTGCGCAACTGTTTGCGAACACGGTTTTTATAGGATGGAAGAGGTGCTGGCGACCTGTTCGGATCGAGAAGTTCTTCGACGCGGTCGAAAAGCAGGAAAAATGCTTGACCAAAGTACTTCCCGATCTGAACGAGCATCAGTATAGAGTGTTAGATAAGGTCATCGATCTCGTAAAACCTCACTTGGACACTGACAAAATGGACAACGTATCCCAGGAAGTCGCCAGAAAAGCGACCATGGAGATAAGTCTAGCGGTTGGTGGAAACCAAGCTTTATTGAAGGGTTTCCTGACGCAGGAAGACTCTCCGTTTGTTGAAGATAAAATGAACAAAAAGTGGTTCAACTTTAACATCTCGTGGCGCATCGCGCCTTGGGAATTTCGGGGATTCATCGACGAGCGTCTGGTTGACTATCGTGATCTCACTATCATTCGTGTTCGGACAGTAATCCATGAAATCCATAGTCCACTGACGAACCGGGAAATACTCACTGCTCTTTATGATGAGGGTTCTCGCGAAAACTTGGACGGGACACTCTGGACATCTCTGCCAAAACGGGTCCTTTACCCTGAGGTGGTTCCTTCTGGAATTGAAGAACCAGGAAAAATTCGAATGATCTCCAAGCCTCATGCTGGAGATTATCTCACTATAATGGGGGTTCAAAACTCATTGTGGGGAGCTTTACAAAAAGTCGACTGCTTCGTCCTTACAGGCAAGCAAATTTCTACAGAAATGATACAAGGTGTTGCCACTCAATACGACGAACTTGAGGTTCGCACCGGAATTAAATACCCCCTTTGGGTTTCCGGTGATTACTCTGCCGCCACCGACAATATACATGGTGGGGCGAGCGAGTACGTACTGAAAGGCTGTCTGGAAGATCTGGAGGCCCTTAGCCCCGATCTGTATCACACATGTGTAAATACGATGTGTCATACCGAGGTGCAAGTTAACCTCGCCCGGACCCCGTCCTCGGATCAATTCACTGGTTTGCCAGGATCCAAGTGGACTCAGAACCTATGGTTCATGGAAAAAGGTGCACGTACCCCGTACATGCAGTCGAACGGTCAGCTTATGGGTAATCCCCTTAGCTTTCCGATTCTTTGTCTTATAAACCTTGCTGCCTACTGGTATAGCTGTGAGAAGTTCTACGGCTACAGTATGTCTTATGCAGATCTTCCCCCTGTTCTTGTAAATGGGGACGATATTGGTTTTAAGGCATGTTCGCAATTCTATTCACAATGGATTATGGACATCGAGGACTTTGGTTTCCAACCCAGTCCTGGAAAGAATTTTTGCAGTGAGTCATATCTGCAATTGAATTCGACTCTGTTCTCAATCGTGGACGGTGCCCACTTTGAAGTTCAAGATGAGGACGATGATCTCGTCCCTTGGTTTCGGCCCTGGAAGTTCCCGTCCAGTGTCGAGAAGGTACCATTCTTGAACTTCGGTCTTGTGACCGGTCGAGGAAAAGGAAAAAATGTAACCGAGCTTGAAAACGTTCCTGAGGACTTTGAGGAACGATTGAAACGTCTAAAAATTCTATTACCAGAGTTCCGATCGAAGGAGTTAGCAGGCTTCAGGGCCACCTATTCCGTCGATAAGGAAGCCGGCAACTCGCAGCTGAAGAGGCTTCGCGCCTATCCTTGCTTTGTTGCTGAGCAGCTTGCCGAACTCAATGGCAAGGTTCGCTCTCGCAGTCTGGACCTGTTTAAGAAGTATGCTCTCCCTTTCGAGAAGCTCCTTCCAGGACTGCGTTGGAACGATCTCTGGTATGGTCTGGAACATAACTACCGTCCCTCTCTTAATCGTAGCGAAAGGAGGTTCCGTAGTTGTCGGGGTTCCGACCCTCTCGGGAAAGCAAGACAGATGCTTCCCGAGTGTGGAATTTTGAATCTGGTAACCGAAGAAGATTTCGATGAAGCTTTGGAGCATATCGTTGTCGCCCCGGTTTGGGAACCAGAAGTGGTCGAGGAGTTGGACTGTGACTTCGACCTGACGAATCCGGGAAAACTTTGGGAGTATTCCACAGCTCTTAAAGAAAAACTCGAAACGCTATTCGGGCGAAAGCCGAAATCGACATTCTCACACATCTGGCAGCCACGAATGCGCTGGAGTTGTGTGCGAACCCTGTTCCAAGTGTAATTGACGCACGCCAAAAAGTCAAGCGGTGACTTAGCCTGTCGAATCTATTCGATGGCCTCGCACAAAAAGAAAAAGTTGAAGGTGGAGGATATAGTGCACTCCCAAAGTCTTACTCAAAATTTGAGCTCCAACCCCGAAAGGGCGCCGGCTATGAGCCCCGGCCAGAGTTAAATAGACCATGGTACAGAGAGTGTGCAGAATCAGAGCGGACTAAAATCCCCTACTCTGGGTTCCTTAGTGTTCCTAAGACTACCAAAAAGATAGCGAGGAAATTGAAAGAAGATAGATACTAGTCAGGGTGAAGTTTGCAGTGGGAGGCCCTCCGGCCGCTCCCGAGACGGTCGTCTAAGAGACAAATTCCGCAGCAAACGTTATAGGACGGAAAACCTTCTTCCTGGTGTCCTAAATCCCTAATAAGGTGAAAAGAAAGAAAATGGAAAATTCGCAAGGTGCCGGACATAGAGGTCCTATCTCCTCGCTTAAGGTTTCTCGTAACTCCGTGACTCGTCCTAACCGGACCATGTCTTGAAGGAGGGAGGAAACCCACGCAGGGGATTAAAGCATTCTTCGTGATGACCTAGTGTATCCGAATTCGCCTTATCCCGCCC